TGCTTTGCAATCGTTTGCTCTTCTTTTGGGAAGAGCAAGATTTGCCAACTTGGTTATAAATATAAGGTTTTTACGATTATATTTATACATTTTCAACTATCATTTTTATATTTTTAAAAATTTGGCTGCTTAGTTCGAGTAAGCGACGCCAGCCATGCCAGACATGACACGGAGGACGTTGTAGTTTACGGCGTAAACACGGACCTTGGCGGTGGCAGTGCCCGAAACAGTGGGCGACGAGAGCACAAGTTGGAGTACGGCGTTGTCAATGCGGGAGAAGTTGCACGAACCTGAAGGTTGGTGTTCCTCGGGGCGAAGAGCGAACGAGTACACGTTGATACCAGTGTCGGGGTTGCGGGTGTGGTGCTGGAAAGGCTGGACAACGTCGAAGTAGGATCCCTCACGCTCGGAGAAGCGGTCCTGTCCGTTAAGCTGGAGCTTAGCGGTGACGACGGGGTTCTCACCCCAGCAGTGCATGTCGAGGGCGGTCTCAGCAAGCACGAAGGTGCCGGCATCGGAGACGAGGGAGCCCTCGTTGGAGCCAGTCTGGGCGGCGAAAGGCACGTAGGAGGTGGCACCATTCCAGGCGGTGGTGTTGGTCATGTTAGCATCATCGGCACCAGCCATCTGGAAGAGACCGGAAGCGTTGATGAAGCCAGTGGCACCAGTGGTCTCCTTGGGTCCGCCGAACGCGTGGATAGCGTTGGGAAGAGCATCGATGGAGTCCGTGTAGTTGAAGGGCTGGGCACCAAGAGTGCGGTAGAGGATTCCACCGGCAGCGAGGGACGAGCAGTAGTCAACGTTGGCATCGGGTTGAACGACCCAGATAAGCTCCTTGCAGGGGTGGTTGAAGTTGAGCTTGATCTTGTTCGAGGAAGAGCCCACCGACTCATCGCCGGTAAACTGGACTTGCTCGATAAGATATTCGTGGGGGTTCTGAGCCATCTTGCGGCGCTCATCAGTGTCGAGGAAGATGTAGTCGACATAGAGGGAGGCAGCAACAAGAGATTGCTGGTAAGCCTGGGACACAGACTGGGAGCCACCCGAGACACCGGCGGCAAGGGACTTGACAGCCCAGAGGCACTCACCAATGGGGCGGAGGTCAAGGTTGATCTTAACCTCGTGGTACTGGAGAGCGATCAAAGGAAGAGCAAGACCGGGGTTGCGGCAGAACCAGAAAAGGAGGGGCACGTAGAGGGTGGTCTCAGGGAGGGCGTTACGGGGAGCGCAAACCTGGTTGGGGACCGTGGAGGAAGCGCAGGGACCAGAGACACCGGCGAAGTTGGGGTCGGTGATGTAGGTAAGCTGGGTGGTGTTACCAATCATCTTGTGGTAGCCACGCTGTTGCTCCTTGGAGAGGGTCAACTGGTTCCAGATGTGCATCCAGTCACCGTATTGGCGATCGATGCGCTGACCACCAATCTCGACCTCAACCTGGGCGACGAGCTGCTCACCGATGTAGTCCAACCAACGGGCGAAGACACCGTCAGTGCCGGAGGTAGCCATGGATTGGTTGATCTCGGGGAGAGTCACTTGGAGGTATGTGCGGTAGGCAAGATCGCCGTTACGGGAGATCGTGCAGGTCACACGGCGACCGAAATCGGCTTGACCGGAGAAGGTCTGCTCGATGGACTCCATAGCGAAGTTGGTGTGGCGTCTGTACGACACCTTCCAGAAGGTAATCTCGGGGGTTCCAGTAAGGAACACGTCTTGGGCGCCATAGGCGACGAGTTGCATAAGTCCACCAGCCATGTTTTATACTATCGTATATACCTTCCCAAGAAAAAAATCCTGAGAAAAATTAATTAATTTAATTAATTAATTTTTTAGAAAATAAAAAAATCCCTAAATACCTAAATATTTCGAGTAAGTTCCTACACAATAGTCCTAGAAAAAAATAATTTGGGCGGGGGTCCATAAAAATCACTAAAGTAAATACAAGGCTAGAATTGTGGTTTTAAATATTCATCGTAGAATTACTAAGGGGGTCTTGTGAAACAATACACCTTTTTAACATAATATGTTCAAACATTGGTATTCATCGTAGAATATCGGAATTTGAAAAATTCGATATCAAAAACGTCTCTAAATAATTCTCTTGGAAAATCTCTCTACGGTTCTCATGCTTTTTGGTAAATATATAGGAATCTGCCGATTTTTTAATCGTCCAACCTTGTTCTAAAGCATTTGCTATAAACATTAATTTCCGTAGTTGCGATTTCTCCACCTTTATGTTTTCGGGTAAATCGCTCAGAGATGTTACTAACTCGGTCGGCATGTTATAGAGACTCTTGTCATATTTTATTAATTTCTGTGCCGAATCGATTTTTTCGATTTTTTATTGATGTGGTTTTTTCTTGTTCTGCGTTTATTTTTATGATGTTTCGTGCGGTTGTTACCACCTTTATAGAGAGACCGTTTTTTATTGGTACTTCCTCCTCTTCCTTGTGTTTTGGTTGCGGCTCGGCTTGATTGTGCTTTTTTACGTTCTTCCTCTCGGTACTGTCTTTGCAATTCTAATTCTTTTGCAAAAATTTTACGTTGTTCTTCAGAAAATTGCAATTCTTTTGCCAAAATTGTAGAAATTTTTTCCACCAATTCATCAAATGCAGTTTCCTCAATAACCGCCGCAGCCGCTTTTTTCGGTCTTCCTACTTTCTTGGGCTTTCTCTCAATTGCATCAAATGGAATATCAGGTAACGTTTCCGTTACTACCATTCCACCAACGTTAGAACTAGAAACCAAATCAAAAATATCACTAGAAACCTTTGCTTTAGAACCACGAACTTTAGCAATAGATTCTTCTATTACCTTTGGCAAAGCACCCTTCGTAACAGAGCCTTCGTTAAATGCCACAGATATAGCGCCGTCGTTTTCCACTTCGTTTCCAAAACATTTATCAAAATATTCGTTTAGAGCTGGACCAAATACCTCCACTTCGTTTATTTTACTTCGCAGTTTATCTAAATATCCATTTCTTATGGTTTCTATTCTATTATTAATGCTCATATACATGTTACGGTCTAACCGCAATTCTCTTGTCATTTTATCAGACAATGCACTTTTAACCGTAATAAGTTTCGAATAAATAGCTCCTAGTTTATCATTAATAGTTGTCTCTGCTGCCCCTTTGCTTTTTCCTTGAGGGTCGCGCATTTCACCCAATTCAGCTAATTGTTCTTTACCAATGGTTGACTCGCCTCTATAAACAGAATTTTGAAATTCGCCAATCAATCCCTTCACATTTACGTTCATTTGTCTTCCAGAATGCCTTCCGCTTCTTAATGGTTTTACTAAAGATGAAGTAATTTCGGTTTCATCTAATAATACAAGTTCCTTCATATTTTTTACAGTTTCATCGACGTTGCTTTTTATCAATTGAATGATTTTTATATAATTCTTAATAAAATAACAACTATTCGCGAAATCGGTCAAGAGTTTTACATATTCTGCCATTTTCGCATAATCATAGTCGCCACTTCTTAACAAAAACAAACGGTCTGAGCTCTGTGGAATGGCTTCCAAGCGCGAAATAGGGATTTCCCCAGATATCGTTTCTATTCTATCGTTTATTTTAGCTATTAATGGCTCTAAAACTGACGCTTTCACGTTACTATTAATTGAATCATTTTCCGATTTTAATTCCAAGATGAATCCCTCATTTTCTTGTATTAACCGAGAAGTTTCATTTCTTAACCGATTTAATTCATCTTTTGATATAACCACCCCACTCGGGTTTGCATAATTGGGATTTTGATAACCCGAGTTAAAAACGTTTCCGATAACAGATATCTGCCGATTGAAATACTTTTCATATTTTTCTTTACTATCTTTCATAGGAAAGTAACCAACGATAAACTGAGGAGAACCGGTATCGACTTCATCGTCATCATCATCGTCGTCATCATCTTTACCACCCCTTTTCGGCGATTTATAGTAATTCGCAATAGTAGGAGTTTCGCTCGCTATAGAATAAACAAACGCTAAGTTATCGCCCGACATAAATACTGTATTTTTTTTTATCATATTGTTTAACATCTTAGCTGTATTTGCCTGTCCGTGGTCACCCGACGATTTAAACCGAAGTAATAACTTATAGTATTCGTTATTAAAAAACTCCGTCGTTCTCAACGTTTTAGCGTCTGGGTGTTTCTTATCTTCCGACCGAATATTCGCATTTAATTCGTCAATTAATTTTCTTAAAACTGGGTGAGTTACTTGTACTCTTACTGATCTACCACTTATTACATCAAGTTCGGGGTCTCCAGTTTCAATATAATGCATTCCCATAGACAATTCGTTTACACTAAATCCACCATTCACGAGATAGACGTTTAATAATTGGTCGTTTAAATATGTACATAATGCAACGCTGGTATTTCGGTCTTTATCTAATGCCAATCTCAATCGAATAAATAAACCAAATGTGGTTCTAATAACATCTTGATTAATAAGTTCATCGTAAACGCTGTCATAATAAGAGTTCCCCGAGGTGGGATTTACCCAATTATGCACTGTATATGGTGGGTTCAATCTTTCATAAATTCTATCACCCAAACGAGTCGCAAGAGAACGGGTTATTTCAGGTTGTTCAATAAAACGACTAATTGCCATAGTTGCCGGGTCGTTTGATAATTTATATTCACTTAGGTCTTCCAACTTGGGATTTCTGCCTGGGGCGGGATCCCAGATGTTCGCTAATGTCGTAAATCTCTCAGGAATCATTCCGTTTTTAACTCTTGAACTCATACACGCGTCGAATAACCAATAATCTATACCGTGCTCTTGTACATCGGCAAATAATTTATGAAAAGTATTTACTTTTTCGCTCGATGAAAAAAACTCTCTTCGTTTTCTTTCCCATGTATCTGGAATTTCTCTTGGATCTGTAAAATAATAGTTTACATCGGTTAATTCTCCCGCTATTTCGCCTAATAAATAATCAACTTTAATATCCTCTTCAAAGTTATTGGGACTTTTCATGAAATATTCGTTTAATAACGTCGTATTCGATTGCGATTTTTCTAATATTTTAGAAATTCGGTCGAGAACAATCTTTCCGTTTATAACATTGACAAATTTATCTTGACCTGTAATTTCTCTGGGGAATGCATTATTTCTAGTTTTTGATGGTTTAAAATCGTGTTGTGAATCGCCCTCCTTTCGGTTTAATTCCACGACTACATTTTCATTTAACCTAACATTCATATGACCACCAAGTTGCGAATCTCGTTGTTCGCTTTTATCCGATAAATTCGATACTAATAGTTCTTGAATATTATCAATTGCGTCTAATTCAACTCCTATCAATTCATCTACATAGCTTTCTATTTTTGAACAGCGTAAAAATATATTTGCAAACATGTTCTCTTCTTGCTGTCTTATGTCCCAAAACGTAGGCGATTCGGTGGGTGGACTGTCTTGAGCTTCTTCCAACCCTTTTATTAAGGGGTCTAAATCCCAAATATTCCTAGGGACATCGGCTTCGTCCACCTCATCAAAATAACTTCCACGGTCGGGTTCGGGAGATTCAACCGGAATACTATCGCGACCATCCATTGAACTATACCCGGGGCTAGATTTACTTGTCGGTGGTCGAAATGTATCCTCGGGTCTTTTATATAGCGGATTAAATACGTTTTCTGGAGAACCTTCTATAGTTTTCGTTGTAGACGCCATTCTATTATATATTTTATATAATATCGCGACAAAATAATATATAAAGTTTCATACTAAAAACATTATATAAACTAAATCATATTTGTAAAATGAAGCCTTCCAAAAACAGTACAAATAACTTACAAAAACATCAAGCAAATACAATCGACGAAAAACACAAAGAAATGTTAGACCGGTTTCAAGATATAGAGTCGAGTACTATACCCAATCTACAAACCGAGATTGAAAACCTCAAGACCAAAATTAAAACATTAACCGAGAACCAAATCGAACAATATTTGGATCTAAAAGATAAAATAAACTCATTAAAAGCGGAAATCAAGTCGTTAAAACAAGAGAAGAAAACCTATTTACTTGAAAACTCGAAGTATATATTCCAGTACTTCGAGCAAAAACAGCAAATATCTACTGGGTCAACCGCAAATCAAAATACGAATGTTTTAAACTCCTTTTTCAAAATCAAGTCTACAAGTCCCGAATCCGAAAATATACAAAATGACAAATATGCGCAGTCAAAAAAAGCATATCAAAAATATTGGCGGAACGTCAATAACGAGATTTCCAGTATACAGGATTTCATAGTACCTTCCGATGTATGCGAAATATGTCATCGCGGAGAACTTATTCCACAAGACGAAGAGGGGATTTTGATTTGTAATAATACGTCGTGTGGTAAATTCATAACTTATATTGTGGATAGTTCTAAACCGGCTAATAAAGAGCCACCCAGCGAAGTATCATATACGGCTTATATCCGGTTGAACCATTTCAAAGAGATTTTATCGCAATTCCAAGCCAAAGAGACGACCCAGATACCCGAAGAAGTTATTGGCGCTATTCGTGCGCGAATTAAAAAAGAGCGTATCAAAGATATGTCGCTTATCAATTATGATAAAATGCGCGATATCTTACGGAAACTCGGGTTTAATAAGTATTTCGAACATATCCAGTATATTAATTCGCTATTCGGTATTAAGCCGCCGATTATGAATGAGGAATTACACGAGACTTTATGTGTACTTTTTATTGAGATACAGAAACCTTGGGCGGTACACTGCCCGGCGAATCGTACCAATTTTTTTAATTATACATATACGCTTTATCAGTTGTGTGTTCTCTTGGACCAAACCCAATATTTACCCTATATTCCTATGATGAAAGACCGCGAAAAACAATTGGAACAGGACATGATATGGAAAAAAGTATGCCAAGATTTGGACTGGCAGTTTATAGCCTCTGTATAAAGGCGGGCGCTTTTCCCGCATTTATAAAATCGTCTTTCTTGTCTTTGCATGACCATAGTTATATCGCTTTAAAGAACGTTTCGCTAATTTAAATGCAGGTTTCTTAGGGTCGCAACTTTCTTCTAAAATGTGAAAATCCACTGCGGAAGCTTTACCACCAGTGACTGAACTCGCCAAACGTGCTAGACCCCATGATTGTGCGGTCTGGTTGGGACGAGACCCCGACGAAAAATAAGCACCCTCGCCCTTACTAACGATTTTCTGTAAAGCATCTATCGAACAACCGGTTGCTTTTGCGAGTTCTTTATTAGGAGAAATGTTCTCCACGCCATATAATTTGATAGCATTTGTAA